TTGGAACACTCAGAAACCTTACCACCACGACCAAGTGTCTGTTCAACAATTTCTGTAAGTTCTTCCATCTTACCCGCCGATGCAAATCTCTGACCAACTTCCTGAAGAGCATCCATGGTTTCATCATAATCATAAGTTTCGGTAGTATTCTGTTCTTTTTGTTCCTGATATGTTACAGCTTTAATACCAGTCTTTTTTTCCATACCTTCAATTCCAATATTTACCGCTTCTTCGAATGCTTCAGCAGACCATACAGGAAGATATGTAGGAGTTGTATCAAATCTTGAACGTGCAAAATATCTATCGGTTTCAGCAAGATATGCAGATGAAGGAATTACTTTACCATCTTCATCCACACCATTACTTTCAACATAAATAACATAATCAACAAAATCACGAACAGGATCAACAGATCGCTTATCGCCCTTAGGATACATCTTTCCATCTTTATTTGCTTGTGCGTGCCCGATGAAAATTACAGTATAATCACAAGAAAGAAGAGTATTTACAGTCTTAAAAAATTCTTTCTCATAAGCCTGATAAAGATTAATTTTTCCACCATCAATAGTATCTCCAAGCGTAAGAGCGCCCTTACCAATAACCGTTTGAATATATTCCTGACAAAGCAGAGCTGCCGCATAAAGCTCGTCAATAATAATTGTATCATAAAGTTCACGAGCCTTATCCTTAGTGGCTTTTGATGTAAGCTGTTTCACAATCTTTTTCAAATCAGCCCATGCATTTACACGGATATAACTAACACCACTTGTTGCATTAAGACCACTTTCTGTTGCAATTACAAAAGGCTTTGGCATACGAACTGCCTGTGCGGTCTTTCCTGTTGAGTTCGATCCAAAAATAAGAGCAGATTTTCCTGCAAGTCCTTTTGCAATTACTGTTTTTTGTGGATTAAAAATATCTACTGTTACAGCCATAAATTATTTCTCCTTATTTATTATTGTTTGTCCCTAATAATGTATATTATTGGGGACAAACATATATTATATAATTACATATCTATCGCCAATGTACGTCCATGTGCTTTTCCACTAGGCATGGTTTTTCTACCAACACCACTATTTGCACCGCCGTTCTTAGCCTTGTTCTTAGCCTCTTCAATCGCAATATTTCTTTCAGTAATCGCCGCATTGATTGCATCCCTGTCATAAGGAACGTGATCTTTATCCGTCTCTTCGTCACCCTCATAAGGACTAGAACCACCAGTTACAATCAGCTCATTGACAAAACTTCTGCGTACTTCTCTTTTAGGCTTACCAAAGGCAACAGGTTTCTCAATAATCTCTTCAATACTGTTATTAACAATATCACCATAAAATTCAACTGTCTGACCGGGTTCATATGTGTTATCACAAGCGTCAGCCAAATCTTCAGGGACAATCAGATCAACAGGCTCAATTCCATTATATGTTGGCACCCAACCTGAAATTTTCAGTCTTCCTGTCTCATTCATTTCACCATCTGCGTCCTTACCCATTTCAGGAACAATACTCTGAATGAACATTTCTACTTCAAATGAAGCATCAGGTACAAGATTTTCTGTATTACGAATTCTATTGAAGAAACTACCACGATAACCGATAACTTCATTACCATTCTGTCCTCTATAAGGATTCAACTGACCATTAACACGAATATAATCCGCATCGTCATCTCCAACATCAGCCACAGATTTAAATTCGTTCATTACAGTAACCAATCCGGCGTATGCCTTGTTATCTGTTTTATCGTTCTTTTTCTCTTTAGCATATACAGTAAAAGTTACAAAGTTCTTATCACTGGTTTTTACAGTAACAGTACCCTCAATGTGCTTTTCACCTGTCTTGGGGTCTGTCTTAATCTCAAGTTTCTTATCAGTCAGAAGTCCTACTGCTGTTGCCTTTGTGTTTGCTTGTCTAAGATGTGTATCTCTTGTTTCTGCCATATTTTTTTCTCCTTTGTTTAATTAATTGTTGTTTTCTGTTTTTATTTTATCAGCCAGCAGGATTGCATCAGCCATCATCTGAATCTTTTTCTGTCTGCGCTTCTCTGCACGCTTTTCTTTCTTACGCTTAATCTTTTCTTCCACTCGCTTCTCTTCTTCTGCAATCTCTTTACGAGTCTGTTCAAGTTGTTCATTCCGCTTCATTACTTTAAGAGCGTTCTTAATTGTTTTATTAAACATTGAATTACCTGTCTGTTCATCGCTGCTCATAAGACGTTTGGTAATACAAATTCCAATTCCAACTTCCAGATTGAATGTATCATCTTTATCACATACTGCTTTAGTCTGAGTACCATCGATAAAAGTAACAATAATTACTTTATCATTAATGACCTTTACATCAATAATTTCTGGCACTCTATTGACTGTATGAAAGACTGGCTGACAAATAAGTGATCCAATACAATTAGACCAATCAGCGACCGTTTTCCCCGTATCAATATTCATAATACGCATTCCTGAAATCTCCATAGGTTTTTCGTTACATGGCATAATATCATCTCCTTTAATAAAATAATCTTTCATCATTGTTAATATCTTCTGTCCAATAAGTTTCATATTTAATTATATTAATTTGTTTACATTTTGGGCACATACACAATTTAGTGCTGTATGAACCGCTATCGTTCCACCATGTTTTTACCCCCTTATCTTGTAATGAATAGGAATGATTACAGTGTGTGCACTGAATCAATTCCATATTATCTACTTCCTTTCTATAGAGTACATTAATAGAAGAACTGGTCATCTCTCAATGTCTGTCTATATTCTATACATTTAATTTTCATTTGTCAAGAGGAATTTTTTATTCACATTCGTCCTCTCTATGTTCCTCAATAAACTTCAGTAATTCACTAGGCTTACCAATAAATAATGGCTCTTCATTATCCCAATTTGTAACAACGATAGTCAATACATCATCTGCATTTCCAGTATCACCTTCGCCCATAGTTTGGATTACCTTGTAATTGTAATCACACCATTCTTCAGCATCCCATTCAGGGGAATATAAATACAAATACCCAATTCTGTGTTTAAAATCATGGACATATTGTGCAGCCAGATCTCCAATCCCATTTGCGTAATCATGTTCATAATCAGGGATGCCATTTACCATGATTTTAGGTATCAACCATTCAGCTAGTGATTTGCCAACACCTTCCAAATAACCGTCATACTGTTGATAAACTTGCGCTACTATTGAATCACCTGCATGAACTCTTTCAATAAATGTGATTGTACTTCTTGTACCCATTTAATCACCTCTCCATTTATGATATGCTTCTAAAAAATTAGTACCACAATATAATCTTTTACCATTTTTCCATACATGATATATAGGCTTGACATAAAACCGACTGTTCCTATTCCAGTATTCTTTTTGAGATTTATAAAAGGCCGTATCACCATGTCCTTCTAAACAATATAAAAGAGTCTTATTGATTTCACAGCCTTTGATCCATAATTCAAAACTTGTCATTTGTGTTTCCTTTTTTTAGCCCCTCTGACAGGATTTGAACCTGCGAGACCAGACGCAATAAAAGGCTTCTAATCCTTTCTTACGCAATCCGTATGTATACCACTCATCACAGAGGATGCTCTCAATCGCACAATTTTCAGCAACTTTATTATTATTTGTGCTTATGAGAATTCTATCCAGTTGCAAGATAGAATTAATGGACTCTCAGTGATTCGAACACTGAACCGTCTGGTTATGAGCCAGATGCGCTAACCAATTGCGCTAAGAGTCCAAATAATATGACTGGCTGTTCGGCTCATAGGAATTCCTAAATTTTCGCATTTGATACACGCCACCGCCTGTGTGACCAGCCATATATTTCTTAATCGTCTACTAACGCAAGACCTCTCGCCAATTCATCCTTTTTTACCCTATTAGCGGAATTGGTAACTGTATATAGCACAGCCCCAACGGGAATCGAACCCATATTTTGACCTTGAAAGAGTCACGTCCTAGACCTTTTAGACGATGGAGCCTTAATTTTATTCATTATACCAACAAACATAAGGATATTTTTTTATGTCATCCCATGTTAGTGATCTATCCCAAACACTTACATTCGTTTCTTTCTCACCGTCATGAAAATATCCGTCTCCATCAAAAGAGTTAAACAATCCACTTATTACACTTTGATAAAATTTTTTTGTTGTCATCACCCAAATATACGGATCTTCTTTTCGAATTTCTTCAATTGTTTTCATTATTTAATTCCCTTCAACTTTATTTTGTTTGTATATATCTTAATATAATTTTTTCAGGTAGTGTTCCACATAGAATAATATCATTTATTTGTGCACCAATAATCCATATACCCGCAAACCACAATATTATAACTGCTATACATGCCATTCCCATGATATTCTCATCACCACTACCTATAGCTAAAACTGTTACAATAATTCCAATTAAAATAAAAATCGCTCCAATTACAATCCAGAAAATAGACGAACGAAATTCGTATGTAATGACTCTTCTCGCCAAATCTTGTAAATAAGGAATAACATTATTATTACTCCAATCCAATGCCAATCCAAATTGTTTCGCTAATTCTTGTAGTGTTTGTTCATTAATTGTCATTTTATTTTTCTCCTTCTTTAAATGCTCCTGAGGGAATTCGAATCCCTGACATCTTGATTAAAAGTCAAGTGCTCTGAACCAGCTGAGCTACAGGAGCAAATAAATAAATTATACATATTCCCATTTATATCCGTAAGCGGTTTTATTTAATCCATATACAGCATTACTAATATTTCCAGTTCTTTTATTAGGTGTAAAATAATATTGAGCATTAGCAATGCTTTCGAATATTTTTATTATTTCTCCAGTTTTTGGATTAATTTGTTTTACTGGTCTTAAATTTACATGATTCATTAATCCGTTTGCTTCTGCGTGTTGACTATTTTCAGAATGTGTGACCCATTCAAGATTCGTGTATACATTATTTAATTTATTTGTGTCTTTATGATTTACAATTAAACCTTTTTTGTATCCATCGACAAACATACAAGCGACAGCTACATGAATTCTTATTAATTTTTTATTTTTCCTACTTCCTAAAGAAATACATACAACTTCATATCCTTCTTTATGAACAACAGTCTTCAATATCTTTTTACTAATTAAACTATATAATTTACCAGTGTTGGATATAAGAAATCTGTCAGTTAAATCTAAATCGCCATACATTAATGGCTTCCATTCTTCAACTATTCCAATAAAATCACC